CGTCTCTAACTACAGCTCTACTGGCTGTGTTAGTACTTGTGAACGCACCAGTATCTGCTAAGTCAATTGCTAATGACCCGCTTGATGTCACAGTACCTGATATACCTGTTCCACCACCAACACTAGTAACTGTACCAGTTGTTGTTGAATAACCAAATGCTTGTATCTTGTCTTGAACTGCCTTCGCTGTCATTAACACTGAATCACTATCACTAAATGCTTCTGATCCAGTTTGTATTGCCGCCCCGGCAAAATCACTAACTGCTAAGTCTGGCATAGTATATGTAAAGGCACCTGTTGAACTATTGTATGCTAAGTCGTTAGTTGCACTAAACAATCCTCTTATTGTAGCATCAGTTCTAGGTGCTGGGTCAGTGTAACTAATTACACCAGTTGAACTATTGTATGCTATGTCGCCTGTGGCACTAATAACCGCTCTAGCTCTTGCTGTTGTATGATAAAGGTTGCTTGAACCTTCCGTTAAATCATCTGTATCTGAACTTGATTCGTCTAGTAATTTCTTCCATGCACCACTATGTGCAAAATATCCTTTTCCTGTACCATGTACATGAGCAAACATTCCGTGGTATGTTGAAGCACTTGGTAAGTCAACTTCTGCTGAATACATGTTACCAAACAATACTTTATTACCAAGCATGTCTATATCATTACCAGTATCTAAATTAAGTGTTAATGCACCGGATGTTCCGCCACCTGTTAAATTTGTTCCTGCTGTAACACCTGTGATATCACCTGCGTCATTAGTAAAACTAAATACACCGTTACTGTAAGATAAGTCGCCACCTGCACTAAACAATGATTTAATATAAGTTGCATTTGCGGTCAAAGTAACTGATCCACTTGACCCACCACCTGTTAAACCTGTTCCAGCCGTTACGGCTGATATATCAGCAGTACTTGTATTAACAATAGTAATAGCATTACCACTATGTGTAACATCTATTCCTGTGCCGCCTGTAAATGTGACTTCTTCGCCACTTGTAATTGTTTCTGTACTACCTGATTCTGTATCAAATTTCCAGTTAGCATAATTGTCTGCTGAGCTTGTAAATGCACCAGTACTACTATCGTAACTTAATGTAGTTCCAACTGCACTAAACTCGCCTCTGATTTGGCTTTGTGAAACGCCTGAGTAACTAAATTGTCCTGTACTAGCATTATATGTAAATGTTCCGTCACCCGCATTGTCTTGAGCACTAAAGGCACCTCTAATTGCACTTATATCACCGTCAACTGTTACAACGTTCCCTGATTCTGTTACGTTAGTATATGTTCCACCGTCAATACTTTTGATACCATGCAGTACTGTACTACCACTTGTTCTACTACCTGCATAGATGTTAAGTCCTGTACTACCTACATCTTCAACATCTCCAGCATCTACGGCTGGTGTAATTTCTTTTATTACGCCATTTACATAAACGTATGCTTTACCACTTGAGTTGTCAGTATATATTGCACCATTAGTTGCTGTTGCACTATCTGGTAGTAAAACTGCTCCAGTAAATGTTTTTGTTCCTGCTAAACTTTGATTGCCTGTTGTTCTTATAACTGTATTATCTACTTGTATATCATTTGCATTGGCTGTAATACCGTCTCCGCCTACAACATTAAATGTTGTTGTGCCACTTGTATATGTTAAACCTGCTCCGCCAACAAAATCTGTTGCAAGTAGCATATTGTTGTCTGCACTACCGTCATTACTAAATCCCCATCTGTTACTGCTTTCGTTCCAATTAAGGTATACGTTTGCAGTTGAATGTGCAACTTGTAATTTTGCGTCTCTATCTGCACCGCCTTGGTTTAGATAAATGTTATTGTCTGTTACTATAGAGTCTGTTTGTGTAACAGTATCTATATTTGTTGCTGTAATATTACCGCTAAATGTAATGTTTCCTGGCAACGTTGCGCCTGATAAATCTACTGTTCCAGTAAATGTTTTATCTGCTGTAATTGTTTGAGTTTGTCCTATAGTAAATGCATTAACTACAGTATTAAAGTCTGTAACTTGTGATGCTGTAATGGCTATGGGTACATTACTAAGACTAGTAATTCTTCCGAATCTGTCTGTTGTAGTAGCCGCCACCGCGGTTGCAGTACCAAATGTTCCTACTCCACTTGCACCAACAGTATCTGATAGGGAGATATTACCATCACCACTTGTATATGTAATACCGTTAATACCACCAAATAATGCTCTTGTGGCAGTTGAGAAATTTGTAATTTGTGAACTTGGTATTGCTATTGTTGTTGCGTTTGCTTGGGTTAATCTACCTTTTGCATCTACAGTAAAACCTGATGTTTTTGTAGCACTTCCAAATGACCCTGTGTCTGTATTAACCGAATTCAATGCTAAACTTATTGTTGCTGTATTACCAGCACCTTGGAATTGTGATGAGCCTGAACCGTCACCTGCAATGGCTACTGTTACTAAATCTGTAAACATTGTGGCTTCACTAGCCACACCTGTTAAGTTACCTGCGAATATATTACCTGATATACTAGCACCACTTGTAACTGTTAAAGTTTGGCCGGAACCTATAACAATATTACCTTGTAGGTTAGGTTCAACAACCATGTTGCCGCCTGTAAGGTAACTAATATTTGCAAAAGTGTTATTGCTGTTAAAAGTAATTTTCGCTGTTGTATTCTCACCATCTGAGTTGATAATAAATTCTTCAGCCGCCACTCTGTTTTCGTTAATAGTTGTACTAACCTGAGTAACGTTACCTTCAACAGTCAGGTTACCCTTGACTGTAAAGTCGTCTTGTGCATTTATATAGGTATTGTTTATCGCCATTTATGTAATCCCTTTAATATATAAAGACTATTTATCATTTTTCACCAATAAGAAATTACAGCCAAAAAAAGAGGACTTAAAAAGTCCTCTTTAATTGTTTCTAGTTAAAAACTAGTAACTGGTCTACTTTGAAACCGGTAAGTCTTTCGGCTTACTGGAATGCAACGTTACTTAAAGTAACTGCATCAACGTAATCCGCCGCATTACCAAGAGATGACGCAGTATTTGTAAGTTCTTTATAACCGTATCTGGTCATAAAACTTACTACTGGTTCAAAACTGCTTGGATCCATTACTGGGCCTGTGCTCATTAATGGAATGTAAGGGCAGTAAAATGCAGGAGCATCAGTTTCGCTTGATCCTTTGTAACCAACAAGTACTTTCGTACCGTCAGCCGCATAGTTATCAGCAAATACTTTGATGGAACCATTTAATGTACCAACAAACTTAGTGTTTGTAGGTGCTTCAAATGAACCTTCAGTTGTTCTTGCAAATGTTGAAGTTGACGCACTTTGTAGGATTGTCAATGCTTCTGGAGATACAACAATGTAGTTTCCAGCGCCACGTCTAGTTCTAGCCGCGATTCTGTTAGCCGCTCTGTTAATCTCAATAGCCAAAGCCGCATGTCTGTCACCAACGTAAATACTTGTTCCACTTAGTGAACTAAAGTCTAAAGTTGTTCCAGCGCCTGCTAGAGTTCTTAGTGAACCGATAATTTCTTGGTCGATTTCAACTACGATCTCTTGTGCTAAAGCCTGCATAATTTCTGCTTCGACGTCAACGCCGTGCATGGATTCTGCATCTTGAGCCGCCTCAAAAGTCCATCTTGCTGATAACCTTCTGGTTTTCGCTTCGACAGTTTCTTTTAAGATCTGTATGCTCATTTTTCTACCTGCGTTTCCCTCAGCGGCCGCTGTTGCGTCCGGAGATCCTGCGTATGTAGAAGCAAGTTTAAACGGACTTAACGCCTCGTCACCTGCTGTTGCTCCACCACCAGTTTCAGAATATCTGACTCTTAGTGTATGGATTTGCCCTACTGGACCAGTCATAGGCTGTACGCCTACTAGCTCGTTAGCAATAACAGAAGGCATAACCCTTCTAATTAGTGGTAACATAACTTTGTTTAATGTTGCTACTGAACCTGCACCTGTGGCACCTGCTGTTGCGGCCTCGGACAAATGTCTCTTTGTATTTTCGAGGACAACATCTAGTGAAGATTTTCTGTTTCCAGTCAATCCTTCTAGTAATGCGTCTTTTGTTGCAGACCAGTTGCTTTCAAATAAGTTTGCCATTTTAATAACTCCTAATTATTTTGAAAGTCCGGCTAGTTTGCGGATCATATCAATTTCTACTATATCATCCGCTTTCTCATTGGCTTCTGCTGTTAAAACAGTTGCCTTATCGCCAGTATGTTCACTGACAACGGATTCTGATAATGCTTTCTTAACTCTAGGTGCTTCTCCATCTAAAACTGAAGGTAAGTACTTGTTAAAGGACTCTTCCAATTTAGATGTTTTTACACTTTCAAGTAAATCTAACATCAATTCTTTCTTTTCTTTACCTAATGGTGCCATTAGATCAGTTAATGTTTCTTTACGATTCATTTGATCTTCTGCTATTCTTAACTTGGATTCAACTAGTTTAGTTGCGTCTTTCGATGCTTCTACTGTTGCTGATGCTTCGTTAAGTTTAGTTTCCATGTCGGCAATTTGTTTTTGTATCTTCTTGACTTCTTTTGCTTCATTCAAATAGCTCACGCCATATTCATTTGCAAATGCTTCAAAAATTCTTCGACCGAAATCGTTTTCACGTGCCTTAGTAATGTCATTACGGAAAGATTTGACTTCATTAACAATAACGCCATTGACAATAGTTTCCACCTTGTCTGCGGCTTTCTTGATAAAGTCTTTCTTGGCTTCTGCTAATTGCTTTTTGCCTTCTCTTACCATTTTAACTTTTTGTTCTACTAAAGATTTTTTATCTTCGTGGAACTCGGATAGTTCAGTTGCTAATTGCTCTGCTACAAAATTATCTAATTTTGTTACATGCTCACTAGTATTTGCTCTATCTGCTCTAAGTTCTTTAACTTCCTTTGCAACCATTTCGGTTACAAATTTATCTAAGACCTTAGCATGTTCACTTATTGCTTTCGTGTACTTCACTCGATCTGATGCAAGGGCTGATTTTTCTTCAACAATCGCTTGAACCTCGGCTTCAACTTTTTCTGAGATGAAGTTATCCACTGCTTCAACAATCTGACTCTTGTCATGATCATATCGCTGTGCAAACTCTTCTCTAAGTTCCGCTGTTAGCTCTTCTCTTGCTTCAGAAACTTTACCTTCCCATGCTTCTTGAAGAGCTGATTTAACGTCATCCGTTAACTCTGCATTCTCAAGTAGTTCTGTAAAATTCACTGCCATAGTAGTCTCCTACTTATAATTTTAAATCATTGATGAAACCAGTGATTGCTTTCATCAAGTGTTTTTCTGCACTTTTATCGTGTGTTAATGCTTTAGCAGTATCAAATATTTGACTACCGCCTTGCATATTAAATAAACTCTCATATATAGTCTTGGGATAGGCATCAGGGGCACTTGGTTGTGCCACAATGTCCACTGTTACAATATCAAAGTCGCTTACACGTCCACTATCGTTTACGTTTCCACTTCCTCTACTGCTTACACCAAGATTTGCTCCTGCCTTCAATAATGCTCTTGCAATATTTCCCATTGGTGTTTCTATAATTTTAAGTTTGCCAAGACCGTTACTGTTTTCACAGTACATATCAGTAATGATATGGCTTACGCGGTCTAAATTTATTTGTAATTCTTCTGGATGATCTAACTCACCCATCACAGTCTCGCCTTTTGACAAGCGAGCCTTTACACTATCAACAGCCTTTGTTATCTCATCTTTAGGATATACTCTTCCATTTTGATTTTTTACGTCTCCTTGGATGAATAAACCTGCCATAAATAATTCCTTACCATCTTTAGACTCAGATAACTGAATCCTTGATAGCTCAGGACTTAAATATTCGTATAACTTATTAGCCATTGTTTACTCCTATCAGTAAAAAGACTTACGCCTTTTTAGGTTCAACTTTAATGTTGTCTGACGGTGTGTGATCTTTTGCTGACTCACCATGGTTGCCTTCGCCACCATCTGTAAGTTTAACAGGTGTTCCTGACTTTCCAACTTTTGATCCGCCACTTGGAAGTGGTGCATCTTTGTTGTCGTCTACTGGAGCGGATGGAGTTTTAACAGTATCAGATAACTTAGTTGCTTCTTCAACAACTTCGTCTTCTTCTGTAGTCTCATCTAGATCGTATTCCACAGATTCTAAGTCTAGCTCATCGCCAACTTCCATTTCTGCTTCTTCACCATCTTCCATCTCATCACCTTCTTCATCAGCAAGTAATTTTTCAAATTCTGCTTTAAGGTCTTCAAGTTCGTCTTTGATCTCTTCAACTTCGTCTTCGAGGTCTACGTTCTCTTCTGAATCAGCGTCCATTTCCATTTCTTCTTCTTCGCCGTTCATATCGCCTTCTATTTCTTCTTCGTCTCGTAAAATTTCATCTACAAAACTTCCTGCTGGATCTGAATCTTCAATAGTTTCTTCTACTGCTTCTTCTTCAGTGTCAACAGTTTCTTCAACTGCTTCTTCTTCTGATTCTTCTGATTCTTCAACTGCTTCTTCTTCAACTTCTTTTGCGTCTTCAGATGAATCTTCGTCTAGAACTTTTTCATATTCTGCTCTTGCTTTAGCAACAACATACTCATGTAACATTTCTTCCGCTTTTTCATTTTCTTCTGCAAGGAGAAGTTCAAGAATTTCTTCTAATTGTGTTCTTGATTCTGACATTGTGGTCTCCATTTGAATAAAATTTGCACACAGAAACTATGGTTTCAGATGCGCCTGTTATATACTTAGTGTAATATAGTGTTTTTATGCTAGAATGGGCTGAATATGAACCATTCCTTGTGTTTTCAGTGTGATACTGTAACTGAGTGTTGTTTCGTAATTCTATTTATCTTATCGTAATTATTTTGCAGTATTTGAGCCATTTGTTGTGAATTTACTATATCATGTACTGCTTCTAAACTTATATTTTCTACTATACGTTTGTTTTCATTTAATACAGCATTAGTTCTTTCAGTAGGATCTATAATAGTATCATATGTTTCATCAAAAAGTATATTATTAAATGTCTGAAATCCCAAATCTTGTAGTTTTTGTAGAGCATTTGCATTGCCTATTAACAAAAAAGGACGTTTATAGTATATACTTCTCCATAATTTTTCAGTAAAAAAGATTTCTGTCCACCAATCAAAGGGAACATCGCCCACACTTGTTTCAGTTATAACATCATAATAAGTATCATCAAACACATCATAAAAAGATTTCTGTTGTATTGTGTGGCTGGTAATAATGTTAGGGTCCATATATCCATCAACACTCATACCTTTCCATACAAAAGTACAAATACCTTTGTCTATTAGATCATTTTGTGTTAAATGCTCAAATACTACATTCCTATGACTACGGTTTCTGCCATTTAAACAAGAAAAATGCCTTCTTTTAGCAGTTTCATTATAATTGCAACTATAGTCTTTATGCATCTTAACTGTTTGATATAACCAATAAAGGCTGTATTCTACGTGTTTTAAGGGTATTATATGCTTATTAAGTTGTAAGAAATTATTATATGACTGCTGATTTAACAGATTTCCTGTAATAAATGTAACGTCTTGTGGATTTATGTTATGCTTGTCTAATAACTCATGAAGCATTTCGTAAATGCTTTTTGTAGTGTGTACATTATCTAGATAGTAATTGGCTTCCGTAGAATAGTCTATCGTTAGGGCTTTACCTTGTACATACTCTGTTTTTAAAAGATTGTCTAATACTTGATCAGCATTAGGGCTGGATAGTAAGTGTAACGTAATCAAACGTATTAAATAAGTCCGCCTGCTCCGGTGTCACCGGCAGGTGGCTGATACATAACAGATACAAATTTCTTATGCTCTATTTCTTCAGCACGTTTAATAGCTCTAACCTTACGCAATTTATTAAGTTGCTCAAGTGTTAGTTTAGGCTTCCTACGTTCGTCTGAATTCTTTTTTTGATATTCATCGAACTCGGGATTGTAAAATTCTATTAGTCTCATTATATACTCTCTGGTGGTGTTCCTACTGGTGCTTGTGGAATTGTACCTACATCTGTATTTAGCGGATCTGCTATAGGATCTTCTAAAGGTATCATGCTTGGGTCTAATTCTGCATTAGGATTTACTGCCGCATCGGCTTCTGGCCTAATTCCTAAGTTTCTTAAATCTGCTGGTGTTTTATCATCTGCAAATTTCTGGTATTTGTTTTCCTCTCTCCAAAGATCTTCGTTCTCTTTCATTTCTTGATCTGTTAAACCAAGATACTTTTTAAGTTTGAATTGCTGTGAAAGGAATGGCGTTTGAGCTACTGAATTGTATAAGTTTGCTCTTTCAGTATCTAACTGTAAATCTCTATAACTGCTAAAGCTCATTGGATTATTGAATGTGATATCAAAATCGTGACTATCGATTTCTATTCCTCTATGTTTAAGGAACAGTTTAAACTCATTATCTAAATCTTCTTGTATTTGTTTTTGCAGTCTTTCTACATATCTTGCAAATCTGTATTCTTGAATATATGCAATACCTACTTTACCGTCATTATATGTTGCACTTCCATCATCTGGGCCTGTTGGTAAATAACTTGCTGGTATTCTTAATCCACGTAAAAGTTTGTTGTTAAAGTATCTTAAGTCATCAATTTGCCCTAAGTTTTCACCACCTGGTAAAGTTTCTACTTTACTTCCTCTGCCATCACCTGTTTGAGCAAAGAAATAATCCTCTAACATACTCATTGGGTTATAAGCGGCATCTACAACATTCTCACCTGCTTTGTTTTTATTAGGAACACGTTTTTGCTGTACTTCGTACTTAACTTGTTCTAAATATTGTCTTGCTTTATGAGGTGGCATATTACCTACATCGATCTGGAACACACGTCTTTCTGGTGCTCTGTGAACTCTGTAAATAATAATACTGTCTTCAAGTAATTCTTTTTGTTTGAATACTTTAAAAATTGGTTCTAATATACTAATACCAAATGGCCATGAATGATCCATGCCTTCTGTTAAACTAACATGTACAACATGCTCTGCATCTACAGGTACACCTTGATTTACTCCGTCAATAGCACCTGTTAAGTAACTGCCTGACGCATTGGAATTATTTGTATTAAGCATTTGCCCACTACCAGCACCATAAGGTGAACTATGTAGTGCGGATGGATTAGTTGCTAACAACTCTCCAAAGTTTGGTGCTAGATTTTTAACAAAATAGGTTTCAATTTTTTTACCTGCTGACTCATTCACAACAACTTTTTCTATATTTGCTGGGTCTGTCCAGTATAGTTTAAAAGTTTGTGGGTCTCTTACAAAAAATTGGTCTCCGTATTTAATTGTGCTACGGAATATTCTAAATGCACGTTTATGTAGTTCATTTAAATGACACCATTGCTGTAAACTTTTAGATAATATTTTGTCTTCTGTGTCACTAGGTCTTCCCTTGTAATATATTTTGAAAGGCAATTTATTGTATTCATCTTCCTGAGTTCCAAATTCTGCAATAGTATCTAATGCGGCATTAATTTCCAAATCGTTATCCATTTGGTCATACTGCATATATCTCATCAATCTATTTGGTGATCCAGCATAAACTTCTGGTAGCCAACTAGCATATCTACTAGATGCGGCACCAGGCATGTCTGTGCTTGTATTGTTTCCAGTGACATTTAGTGGTAGTCCACTGTTATCAACACTCGAAAAATATTTTCTCCAACTCATATGAATCCTTTATGTATTATATTACACTATTTATCAGATATTGTCAACTATTAATTTACAACCTGGCTAGGTTATGTTTTATCTCTTATGGTAGTAAGTAATGTATTAGATTTTTTCTGAGCTAGTAATAGTTCATTAAACTTCACAAGTTGAGCTTCAAAGTATGGCGCCAATGCTTCAGAAGTTGCCGCGGAATTTGTTTGTACTGGTGCGTTTGCATTATTAATTGTAGTATTATTATTAGTAGTACTTAATGACGGATCTAATGTTGTAGCACCGCCTTGTGCCGCAGTGGCGGCCATGGTTGCTTTCGCTAGGTCCATTATTTTAACAGGATCTGCTTCTTGCGAAAATCCTATTACTTGCTCTATTGGTGAGTCTGCGCCAAACAATCCAAGAACACCTGATTTAAGGCTGTCTAGTACCCCAGGCGACATTGTTTCTGTAAATGAGGCCAAGGAATCACTTAATACTTGTATACCACCTGCTAGGGCTACAAGTTGTTGTGGGTCTTTACCACTTAATTGTTCTATTGCAGTTGTTGTGGCCTGTGTAGTTTTAACCATTGCGTCTGCTTCAGCAGTTATTCTGCCTACTTTCATTTCGCCATATTTTTCAATAACTTTGCCTACAGACTCTACTATTCCTGATATAGAATCGCCCACAGACGTTATTACACTTCCAATGCCTTCAAATACACTCTTAATGGCTACACCAAATGACTCTACTACTGGTGCCGCTCCTGACAATATATCTTTCATCATTTTACCGAATGCTTCAAATCCTAGACTTGCTAATGCAAAGGCTCCTGCTAAGGCTACTATTGCCAATGTAACTACTGCAACACCGGCGGCTACCACCGGATTTCCGAATGCGGCCAATCCTGCCGCCATGCCGGCCATTACGCCTGTTTTTGCGACTGTACCAGCCACTACAGTTCCGGCGGCGGCGGTGCCACCACCTAGTCCTATCATGCTGGCAATACCAGCCGATATTATGGCGCCCAATTTAACTGCCGCTATAGCGGCGGCAAAGGCTACACCAATTGCAAGAGTTACTTTCCCCCAATTAATGGCTGAGGCAATACCCTCTACCAGTGCAACACCCATATCATAGAGTATTTTACCAATTTTTTCTTTAAATGACAGCCCTGCTAAACCTTCCACATAGCCTTGGATAAAGGATACAACTTTTTTTATTATGGTATCTAGATTTTTTCCCATATCTATACCAAATTGTTCTATTTTTTTAGTGGTAGAGCCTGCGCCTGAATCTAGACCGAAAAGTGTTAGCACTATTTTCTGAAAACCAGTTGCAAGATTGTTTAATAAGTTCGTGGTATCGTCTAAACCTTTACCAAAACCTGACATAAAGGTGTTTATTACTGAACTAAACATTCCTTTAACTTTTGCTACTATAGTATTAAGTGCATTAAATCCTGTTTGTACGTTTTCTATTTCTAAGCCTTGTTCCTTCATTTTTGCGGCACTTTGTTCAAACTGTATTATTGCTTTTGCCATTGCTTTGGCTTGTTCATCACCTGCCCTGGCTAATAAGAATACCCTGCTACGTTCACCGTCGCTTAAATTTCCTAATTCATTTGTAAAGGACATTGCCGCTTCTTCGCCATTAATCAGGCCATTGTTAAAGTCTTCAATAACACTTTGCATGTTGTCTGCAAGTCCTGGCAATACCGTAATAAATCCAAAAGCCGCATCACTAAAACCAACCGCTCCCATACTTGCGGCTTCCAGAACTGCTACCCCAATCTCTCCGCCAACCTCTCCGCCCATTGCTCTCATACCTGATAGGAAACTTTGAGCACCGGTAACTAATTCGGCTCTACTTGCACTACTTGTTCTAATCATATTGGCCATTAGCATTGTATTATTTGCTAAAGCGGCCTCTGTAAACTCTCGTTGTGCGTCAGTACTAACACCAAGTGCTTTACTATACTTCAATTGGGTTCTACCTAATTGAGCTACATCTTGTGCCATTTTTTGTTGTTGCCTTGCATCAAGATTGCCTAAGTTTAATAATTGTGTCCTTAATTTTAATTCATCAGCAATAAAACTTCCAGCGTCTTCTAAACTTAGTCCAAGGTTATTACCTGACTTGGTAACATCTAAAAAAGATTGTAAAACTTGGGTAGTTGCAACGTTACCCAGAGTTCTAAATACTTGGGCATTGTTTAACATCATGTCAGTTGCCGCGTCAGTACTCATTCCAAGTTCATTAAGTGATGCTATCTGCTTTACAGTACCACCTTCTAATGCTAAACCAGATTGGCTTAGAGAGTTTAATGACCCGCCTAACTTTATAAAACTTGCTGTAATTGTTGTAAGAGCCGTACCTAAAACAATTAATGCAAGACCAACTGACTTATCCATTACAGTTCCTATGGTACCTGCTATAGATTCGCCAATACGTTCTCCCATGCCATCCAGGGAACTGGAAACTTCTTTTAGATCTTCACTATAATCGTCTAAACCGTCTGCAAGGTTTCTCAAGGCTTTTTCGGTTTTTGCTTGTTGTTCTTTGCCCTTTTTACCTGATAAAACTTCTACTAGTTTTAGCAACGTAGATTCTTTTGCCCAATCGGGTACAACGGTTTGTCCGTTACCTAAATCTATTGGGTTATTAGCCATCTATCGCTTTCCTTTAAACACTAGTTTTAATGATGATAAATAGTCGTGTGAATAAGTATCATATGTTATATTTATCACTTTAATTAACAGGAGTTTTAATAGAATGTCAAATCAACCCAATCCTTTAAGTGGTCACTTTAGATCGCCTAAATTATATGTAAAACTACCATCAGGTGGAAGGTTTTATACCCCGGATATTTTAGACTACCCAGAATCAGGCGAACTTCCTATTTTTCCAATGACAGCCAAAGATGAGCTGATTATGAAAAATCCGGATGCTTTACTTAATGGTGAAGCAGTTTCACAACTTATATCTAGTTGCGTACCAAATGTTAAACAAGTAAAACAACTTGTTTCTAATGATGTTGACGTGCTACTAGTTGCTATACAGGGTTCAACTCATGGAGACAATATAGAAGTATCCACTGAATGTCCTATATGCAAAGAAGTTGTAAACGGCGTAGCAAGTGTTGAAGCCGCCATAGAAACCATGGATCTTTTAGAAGAGCTTTATACGGTACCTGCAGGAGAGTTAGAAATAGAAATTAAACCTTTTAGATATGACAGTACTGTTAGGGCTGGTATTGCCAGTTTCCAAAGTACTAGAAGTTTACAAGCATTAGCAGATATACCAGATGACATGGATAAATTAAAAGTATTCAATGACAACTTTATGAGAATGGCAGATATGAACTATTCATTAATAGTTGATGCTGTATATTCAATTAAAATGGGTGATGAAGTAATTACAGACCGCGATCATATCAGAGAATTTTTAGATAACTGTGAAGCAAGTATAGGTAATGCTATAGAGAAGCAAGTTACAGAAATTAATAAAATAGGCATAAACAAAACAATGCAATTTGAATGTGAAAAATGCGATGATACATTTGAGGCGCCGATCTCATTTGATCCTGTAAATTTTTTCACGGCTTCCTAGCAAGGGCCGAGCCTGAGGAAATCCTCAAGTTCCTAGAGAAGCTCAAAAAAGACACAGAGTCCATTTATTCAAATATCATGGAAACTCTGATCCACGCAGAAGGAAAAATATCTTATGCTGAGCTTTGGAGCATGAGCCCATTTGAACGAAACTTATTTGTAAAAGTACTCAATAACTATTTTAGCAAGAAAGCAGGTACTCAAGGAACAGAAGACTTATAATGGCGTGGTACTTTAAAGACGAACTTGTAGAACAACTTCCAGAAGATTGTGAAGCGTTCGTATACTTAATTACTAACACAACCAACGACAAAAAGTATGTTGGCAAGAAGTTAGCAAAATTCAAAACAACTAAACCTCCTTTAAAAGGCAAAAAGAATAAAAGGCGTGGCACTAAAGAAAGTGACTGGCGTACATATTGGGGTAGCAGTGATCATTTAAATGCTGATGTCTTAGAGCTTGGAGAGGACAGTTTTAAAAGAGAAATATTGTACTATTGCCCTAGTAGAGGCATAGCAAGTTACCTAGAAGCCAAAGAACAGTTTGATAGGCGAGTACTAGAAACTGATGATTATTACAACGGAATCATCAATGTCAGAATAGGTGGATCACAAATCCTTAAGGAACATCTCAAGTCCTTATAAGTAGGTGTGTTAAAACTAATATAGTTAAAACACAATCACATCAAGGCACACACATAGGACTATACACCGGCTCCACCGAGGCTATAATTCGGACTCTTCGACAATCCAGTAACCCTGGTGCGAGATTTAGAGATGTATAGCGGCAAAAATACAAACACACGATAATCAGTATTAAAAGGATGTAGGCAATGAGAAAAAGCAACCTACAAATTATATAACTAAACTTGACTAGGTAATATAATTTCCGTGAGATGAGACGGTAGTGTATGGGGACAGAAAGCTCACTGGTTCCTAATAGCACCCGAGTTTAAGATGATAATGCATCACATGATGACAACATATTCTTCTGTATAGGAGAATTATGACTTCAACATACATGATAACGAAGTAAATTTAAATCGAATAAATGAGTTGAGTGAAACGAAACGAATTGAAGAAGATTTAAAAGACACGAAGTGTCTCTAATATGCTTTTATAGAATGTATAAAACGATATTTTTTTATTTGTAACAGTTCTGGCTTATGAGTTAGTTTGCCGAGAGGTATTTTTCCAACAGCAAGTCTTTTGTCGCCAATAGTAAAAGGTAGTTTGTGATGTATTTTTGCAAGGAATCTGTTAAGATTCATTAGATACCTTTTGCCAGCAACTAAATCGGTATCTAGCCAGCATAATAAAAAAGTGTTTAATATATGTGTAGGTTGAATTTGGTCTTTGGGTATGTTTATATCGCCGTCATTAAAAATAGCCATAATATGTTTTCCAACATGTGGGTAACCCATATACAACCAGTCTTCCTTCATATCAGGAGTGAATAAATCATAATCTTCATCCAGTAATGGTTCTCCTGAATCATCTGTTACTACTAAAATTTTAGCTCTAGAGCTTCTGTGTAAATCTTCCAGATGATGAATAGTATCATTTAATTTTACTAATACATTATGTAGTTTTTGTGAAGGATATTTCTCTTCCATTAACTTGTAATGCATACTTGCAAATATATCATGCAAATAATTCAAGTCCATGGAAGTAATTTCTAATTCAGGCTTAATTTTTTTAAGGTCTTCAATACATGCATTTAAAACATCCTGTACATCTTGTATAGATTCGCCAAACCCATAGCAACTGCTGTTGTTTAAGACTGGAAATTTATTATGTTTAAGACGTTTCCAAATTTGCTTTGCAACCCTGTTATCAAACAGCTCGTAGGTCAAGGTGTATTCTGCGTTCTCACCTAAATTTACATCAATTAACATACTCGGTGTCTGTGTTATAACTTGTAAAGCCGCCTTCTTTTACCACAGTTAATACATTGTTTACACGACCTATAAGTTCTTCTTTGTGTGAAATAAGCATGATGTTTTTTCCTGACTCTCTGTGCATTTTCTTTAATACTGCTAGAGCATTCTCTACACCCATTGTATCCATGCCACTATCAACTAGCTCATCTATGCACATTAAGTTCATTGGTCTGTTTAAACTTTCGTATATGTCTCTGAATGCCCAACTTAATCCAAGTATTAGTCTGTTACGCTCTCCTCTACTTAAATTATCAAAGTCTAAGTCTCTGCCGTATTCTGTAATCTCAACATTAAGGTCACTTGCAAATTTTACTTCATGTGGTAGCCCTAGTTTGTCTAAGTAGTAAGATAGCCTGTGATTTAAATATGCAATATTTTGATCAATAATTTTCTTACGGATAAAACTGTCTTTACTTGTTAATAGTTTGTATAAAAAGTCCTGATGATCTTGTAAATGCGTAAGTTCATTCATAATTTCGAACTCTACTTCCTGCAACCCTGATGTTTTTAATCCTTCTATTTGATCTGTATACGGATTTTCTTCACCTGCTTTTTCCTTTAACTGGTTTGTAAATGTTTCTACATTATGTTTATGCGATAATGCCTCTTCTAATGTAGTATACGAAGTTACAGGCATATCAGGTAATACGCCAAAGTCATCTAAACCTATTTCAATATCTTTATTACGTTGCTCTAAATCCTCGAAGTAATCTTGTTCTTTAGCAATACTATCTTCAAGCTCTAATGTATAATGTTCATGGGTATCTAAGTGTGCAGTAGGTTGTTCACATGCTGGGCAAACGCCTGCTTTAGCACTCTCTAAATCCTTTTCTAGTTTTAGAAGTTTTTCTGAACTTCTGTTTACACTTGTTTGCAATCGTGTAAATTCAGTATCAAGTATTTGCTTGTTAGCAAGTTGTTCTTTAAGTTCTATTATTTGTCTATGATTTGCTAATTCAGAATCTATATCTAGTTTTTCCATGTCAACAATTTGTACGCCTAGATCATTAATTCTGGATTCTTTATTACTTTCCCATGCTCTACTACGACTTTCTATTTCTTGTATATTTTTTTGTATACGTTCGTTACTTTTATTAATAGCATTAATTGTAATCTCTTCTTCTTTAATAGCATCTCTAGTGACTTTTTGTCTTTCTTTTAGCACTTCTGCCTTTTGTGAAAGCTCAGTTATACCTAATAACTGTTCAATCATATCTTTCTGATCGTTTGCTTTCATTCCGAGGAATGGTTCAGTGTATGTGTTTAGTGCAATTAAATGCTTAAACATTAAGTGAGGAAAGCCGATAATTTTTTCTATCTCTTTCTGTGTTTCTCTACTATCGCCTTGTTGCTCGTTATCAAGTGCATCTTCGCCATCTATAAAAAGTTTTAATATATTAGGACGTCTGCCTCTTTCTATTCTGTACTGCTTACCTTGTATTTCAAACTCAACAGTGGTAATCATTCCTTTACCATTTGTTTTGTTTATAAGGTTATCTTTTCTTATGTTTGTTAAGGCGTCGCCATACAATGCATAACTTAAAGCATTTATAATTGTTGTTTTACCAGTACCGTTTCTGCTACCGTCACCACCCATGTCTAAGTTATGGCCTAGCACTAATGTCAACTGACAGTTATCAAAATTAACTGCCTGTGTGTTGTTGCCAACACTCATAAAGTTTTTTGCTGATACGTTTTTAATCTTTAACATTATTGGGTTTCTATGCTGTTGTAGATGTCTCTTAAAACATCTTTTTGTACTGTATTACTTTCTATGGTATCTAATTGAGCTAGTACAATTTGATCTACACTTTCAAATTGTATCTCACCACCTTCAAAATCTTCTTCTTCTTTAACTGGAATAAGTTGTAATTCTCTTACACCATATTGTTCTGCAAATTTCTCTCTAATAAAGTTTGCTTCTTCGTAACTGATGCTTACGTCAAGTATTACTCTTGCGTATGTATAACCATCTAATAAGTTCTGATGATCATCTAATAATTGTTTTAATGTAAACTTTCTATACTTAGGACATTCTGACCAATTTACATACTGCGGTTCATCTCCCCATGTAAGGAACATAGCACCACGCTCGTCGTCACTGACATCTGCATAATTGTGTGGGAAAGCATTGCCTATATAATGTATATTATTTTTAAATTGTCGTTTGTGGAAGTGACCACTAAACACATACTCTGGTCCACTTAACATTTTGTCGCTTATGCCACCATGGTCTGGCATTTCTACCATTGCATTCATCTTAAAGTATGGTAATTCAAAATGCCCAAACATATATTTGCATTGCATTTTAGAAACCTTTTTATACTCATCAGCAACAAGCCATGGTATAATAGCAACATCATCTTGTAGGAAATGGTCGTCAATCATGACAAAGTTTTCTAAGTCTCTGATGTACTCAATACTGTTAAGTTCCCTTTTGTCTTTGTAATACAGATCATGATTTCCCATAATCATATAAACTTTTTCAAAAGAGTCGTTAAGTTTTTTAAATGCCTTAATAGAAGCATTCATAGTTGCAACACTTATACTTGCTCTATGGTGATTCCAATCTCCAAGAAATATACATGTTTCTGCATTTCTGGCTTTCGCTTCTGCGATAAACCAGTCTATGTATCTTTCACAGTCTTCTAAATGTAAACGGCTGTTTTGCTTTAATCCGTAATGTATATCCGTAAAGCAAGCCGCTGTCTTAAACAGTTGGGCCATAAATTAATCGTTAGTGTTTGAGGTTTCGTTATCTAATGCGGCTTCACGTAGTTCACGCATCTGATTCTCATGTTGAATTTGTCTTCCATAACTTGGTAAATGACCTTGCTCAATTAGGATATCATCTCTAATCATTTGGTTTCTTTTTTCCAAGTTAAGTACTCTAGTAAAACTATTGTTTACTGCGGCTGTATAATAAGCAAACGGGTTATCAGATTTCATTTCATTAAACTGTAAGCCAATATAACTTAATTGTAATAATGCTTGTCCACGCATTTCGTCTACATAAGTATAACCTCTCCAGTTACCTCTATGTGAATACCTTTCAACTAGTTTTAAAAACATAGTTCCTAACTTGTTTGTAATTTTGCCATGCTGAACACTAAAGTTACCATTGCTTATACTACCTTCCCAATGGCTTCTTGCAACTTCTTTTACTTCGTCATTTACATACGCATAGTGCTTGAATGGAGGGAAGTTTACTTTTGCTTTTGTTTCTGCTTCATTTCTAGGATTCTTTTTTCTGCCTGGCTCTAAAGGGATATGATCCATGCCCATTACACGAAATATTAAATCTTCCTTGTCGATGCTTTTAGGCTCTACAGCAAATTCCTTTTGTTTAGGTTTGTTTCTGTAATCCTTAGGATCATGTGTTGCCATTGCGGCCTGGTATGCATCATATTGCAACCTTGCGGCTTTATTTTCCCTTGCGGCTTTTATACTGTTTCTGTTAATCTTTGCAACATCTTCTAGTATGATGTCAAACCCAGTATATTTTTCATCTGCTGACCAGCAGAATGTCATTTTACTTTTATGGATTTCCTTAAGAATATCTTTGTTATTAAGATAATTTACTTTTTTTGGCTGTGCCATGAACTCTCCTCAAAATTATAATTCATTTATATTGTTAGTATTATACACAGTAATCGTGTATTGTCAATTAATATTTACCAGATCTGCACAAAACTGGAAACTTATACAGGAAACAAAAATTATAACACGTTTTAATGAAACTGATAAATAGAAGCATAGGAGATACTACATGTTTGGACTTTTAAAAAACATTGGCAAAGGTTATTTAGGTAACTTAGCCAATAGCAAGATTGGTGGGATTGATAACCCTCATGCAAGGAGACTAGCAGGTAATCTTTTGGGTAGTGCTTTTGGCGGAATAATACCAGGCCTGAGTAATCCTCCTAGGAACTCAGATCAAAATTTATTATTTGGTGCAAGAAGATTAAGTGAACTCCAACTCAGAGACGAGTTACAACAACAAACCGATCAAGCAAGTACATTTACGATACCTACAGCCGACGATGTAGCAGAAAATTATGATTGGAGAGCCAGGTTGAGACCCAAAGTAGGTGGTGAAGCCTACGTTTACGGTACTGCATACATGGATGGTGGCACTAATATACTACAGCCTATAATAAACTCAAAAGGTTTGGTATGGCAGTATACTCCACAGATATTTATAGCCGCAGGTGCAAACTATCAATCATATGAATTACAAGGGATGAACTATCCTATAAATGCATATCAGAATAGTAGACCACCAGAGCTACCTATATCAGCAGAATTTACAGCAAACAATATAGAAGAAGCAAGGTATCTATTAGCAGTTATGCATTTCTTAAAAGTAATAACTAAATCATATGCAGGAGATTCAGCAGTTTCAATGGGTGTGGCAGGAACGCCACCGCCTGTAATGTTGTTTGAATATTTAGGTGAGCATGGATTTAATAAAGTGCCTGTTATATTAAAAGATTATTCCATACAATACGCAGATGACATAGACTATGTACCAGTACATTACCAAATGGGCGGTAAAAAAACGGTAACGTATGTACCCTCATCAGCATTTATTACTATCAACTTATCAGTTCAATATACACCTAAGAAACTCAGAAAACAATTCGACATCAGAGGCTTAACAACTGGTGCCGCATACTCAGACGGATTTATCTAATGGCATTATTTCACGGTAAAAATAGTTTTTTATTAAATGCAGGAACAATGGGTGAATACCTAGACGTAAATAATCTTCCTAAAATGCCACGTGGCATTTATGATGAGGACTATATTATAACTGCAGAACATGTACAACGTCCTGACATACTAGCACTTAAACTATATGGCTCAACTGCCTTATGGTGGGTCTTTGCTTTACGGAATCCAGACATAATTAAAGATCCTATCAGAGATTTTAAAGCAGGTACACGAATAAAATTACCATCTATGGAATCAGTTAAAGTTGTAACAGGAGGCTAGGATGCCAGGCCATCATTTCAATAGTTCAGCACAATACCACGAAGGCTCAAACAAATCTCAGTATAGTGCCACGGATACTAAAGAAAAGGCTGAAAAAATTGCAGATGAAATTGCGGCGAATAAGGCAACGACAACTAAAAAAGATGTAACTATTAATGAGTACATAGGTGAGGTGTTAGCCAACGAATTGGACCAATACGATAATCATACATATAACTTAAAACTTTATCTGATAGCACCAGGTACTGCAACGTCTCAGGCAGGTACTGAAGACGGAGTGTTACAAGATGCAGACACATCTGATTCTGACGAACAACGAAAAGATGATGGTGGAACAGGTTCCTCACAGTTTACTGGTTCAGGCTGGTTAAATAATAATGTAAGAGATAAGCCAGAAAATACGGTAGTACTAGCACAAACAGGTGTTACTGAAGTAGGCATAGACGATTTAAGTATAGAATCAGTACCAAGTGGAACAAGCGGCTCAGAGTCAGCCAAAGTGAAGTTTACTATTACACAGCCACTTGCATGTGATTTCCCAGATCAAATAGTTAGAGCTAGAACATATTTAGGCATGCCTGCTGATGCAGGTGCTGATGTGCCCTTCTTTTTAGAAATTAATTTCATTGGATACAACGAATCTGGTGGTACACCAAGAGTTGCAGATGCTGATCAAGGTGGTAAACAGCAAAACATTAAGGGTCCTTATGTATTCCCGATAATTATTAAAAACTTCTCAATGAATATAACAGCAGGTGGGTCGTCCTATGACTTTGAAGGTGTAGTTAAAGATGATCTAGTTAATGCAGATGCTTTTATGAGATTAGACAAGTGGTTCACTATAACAGGAAGAACTATTTACGAGATGATGTACGACCTTGAAACTCAAATAAATAATTACAAGGAAAAAAATAAGAAAATAGAAAGAGTAGATTTTGGGTTAAAAGGGACAAAAGGCAAAGTTGCTAAGGCGAATAGCCAGCCGGTATCAGATGGCACGGTGCCAGGGTTAGATATACAGGATCAGTCATTAGACATTGACAATGCCGAGGATGTAGCCAAAATAATTAATCCAAAAGTAGTTGAGGCAGATAATAGCGTCAAGGTCGAAGAAGCAGTTGAAGAGCCTAGAACCACAATGGTGAACGTGGTTAAAAATGCTATAGGATTTCCTATTTCCATAGACTTAAAAGAAGGTATGCATATTGAAAAGGTATTAGGTATCCTTTTATCAATGAATGTAGAATTCATGAATAGCACAACTAGGTCCAAGAGTGTTGACGCAGATGAAACAGAAGTTGATGTTAATAAACTAGTAACCTGGTATGCACTTGATGTATCGTTAGAATACGGTGAGTATAACGAAGACAAAGCAGAATATAGTAAAGTAGGACACATTATACCCAGAACATTCCAAACCCCTAGTTCAAGTATTGCTATTAAGCCAGAAGAAGTAACTAAGGGCCAAAACTTAGACAAGGAAGAGGAAAGGACGAAAGTTAACCAAATGCATATTAAGAAAGCATACGAATACATTTTTACTGGTAGGAACGATCAAATTTTAGATCTCAATATACAGTATAACGAAGGGTTAGCATTACTGGTACCTACTGAGCGAGGTCTCCTAGGAGATATAAGTTTAAATGCCGCAAGTGTATTAAACGCAACTTCAGTACCTGTAAATCAAAGTGCAAAAGACGGTGGAATAGATAAACTTAATGAATCTGCAAAAAGTGGTGGCGGTGGATTTTTTGATCAATTAAAAAAATTAAAAGACACAGCAGAAAGCACATTAGATATGATAGGAAAAGCGGCTAATTTTAATAACGCACAACTTAAAGACCTTTTAAATAACCAAGCAGGTGAGTCTGCTACAAAATTAAAAAACCTTCTAGCAGATCAAAATAATGCTCAGGCTATAGCAGATGCCTTAACAGCAAGAAAAACAGCAAGTGCCCAAGCAGATGTTGTAACACAGGCTGATGAATTTTCTCCTGGAGCGTCAGGATTTATTTACGGTGGTGACTTAGGACTACAAGGTGATGTTAAGTATGCTGACAGACTGGAAGAAAATGCTAACAATTATAAAGACTCAAAAACTGAACCTGCTAAATCACCTAAAAAATCTGGTAGTCCAGCATTGCGATACCAAGAAAAAATAATAGATGGCTTCGCAAATGTTGGTACAACTAAAGGTGTTAAAAACAATCTATTCACATACTTATATGATCAGCATAACTCTATAGATTTTTTAATGAGATTAGAAATGCAACTAAGGGGCGATCCTTGGTGGTTAGGCAGAATGCCATTAGTTGGCGATATAAACAAAGCACCTGTAGGAATGGACTCCGCAAAAATCAAAGAAACAGTTGAGGATAGTGATAACTATCTTACAACCACTAGAGATAATTTTTTCTTATTTGCTATGAATTCACCAAGATTAATTGACGGAAATTTAAGAGACGAAGATGCAAATACAGGACTATGGAATCAGGAAAGCGACGGTACGTCTTATTTCTTATCAGGAATTTATCAAGTGAGAGATGTTACGCATTCTTTTAATATGGGCGAATATAAAATGGATATTGTTGGCGTAAAAGAAACAGCAATTAATTTAGATACTTTAGGCAGAATAGATAACTTTAGAATGGTAGACACAGAAAGAACTGGATTTAGTGCCAGGAAACAAGACGGCGTCTTAACTGATTCAGATAAAACTGCCGCTGGTATGGTTGTAAGTGATCACCATGCTCATGTTACTGGTGAGATGGCGTCATCTGGTAAGACTGCTGAAGAACTTAAAGCAGAAGGCTTGATTACACAAATTCAGTATGATGCTTGGAAGGCCAAAGACAGAGATGGTAGTAGTTTCTTTAAAGATTTAGAAACCGGAGATGACTAGATATGAACGGTGGTAAAGTAACAGGTCCTAATAATTTTGTAACTGGTGAAACCTATGGTACTATATCTTCATCTATACAAGCTCATCAGGATATGGGAATCTATCTGGGTAAAGTTGTAAACAATAAAGATTTACATTTTAGGGGCAGTATAGATGTAGAAATACCCCAATTACACAGAACAACAGGCGATAAAGTAAAGTCTATTAAAACATGTAGATACTCGACACCGTTTGGTGGCATTTCAAGTATTAGTACAATAAAATCTGACAATACAGAAAAATTTGAGAATACCCAACAAAGTTATGGCATGTGGACTCAACCACCTGATATAGGAAGTTTAGTGCTAGTTTGTTTTGCAGATGGTAATACTAAACATGGCTATGTATTAAGTCACTTAATGGCTCCAAGCAAAAACAATATGGTACCAGGAATGCCTCATGGAAGAACATTCCAAGGTGGTAAATTTAAAGTACCCACAACAGAAAAAAACAAATATTCAGAACAGCAAGGCGACACTAACTCAGTTATAAGACCTATTCATCATGATTTGGCTGAAGCAATCACAAAACAAGGTTTAATTAATGATAACATAAGAGGTACAGGTACTAGTGGCAGTAGACGAGAAAGTCCAAGTTCTGTTTTTGGTGTATTAACCAAAGGCCCTAGAGGGTTAGATGGAAAAACACCTATAGGTGCAGGACATCAATTTGTTATGGACGATGAGCCTACTAGTTCATTAATAAGAATAAGATCAGGCAAAGGTCAGCAAATACTACTAGACGATGTAACTGGCACAATATACATGATTAACAAAGGCGGGTTAGCATGGATCGAACTTGATCAAACAGGTAATATTAATCTATTTGGTGAAGGTGATATAAACCTTAGGGCTAAAAAGAATTTTAATCTTCGTGCAGACTACGATGTTGTTATAGAAGCAGGACAAAATATCCGGATGAAAGCCGCGGGTGATAATATTGCCGGCGACTACATGGGTAGTAAATTAGCAAAATTAGGGTTACCACCATTAGGCACAGGAGGTAATATTAACTTCCATGCGGCCGCTGACGTAGGAATATTAGCCACTCGAAATGCACAACTATCCGCAATAGGTGGAGACATAGATATTAACAGTGGTAACATGCTTAAAACACTAAGTGGTACAGCAACATCTATTTCAAGTACAACTATAGGTGTAGACATAAATGCAAAAGCAGGCGTAGTTGGTATAGCCGCCCCAGCAGTAGGAATAACAGCAGGATTAACAGGTATATCTGGAGGCTTAATTAATTTAAATACAGGACCGGCACCTATACTTACAGGATTAGATGCACTAAAAGTTTCTGCTCCTCCCTTAGACGGTATAGATCAAGAAGATCAACCCAGCGAACATCCTGAATACGACAGAGAAGGTGATGTTGCTCTAACCAGTGGCGGAAAACGTCCTGGGTCCAGAACTAAAATCAATACTATTGTTGGTAACTTACTAACAGCAGAGCCTTATGATGGACATGGTCAGTTTGATCCTACATCTGAAGACCCAGAGTCCATGGAAGAAGATACTTCCGCAGATGCAGAAACACTTAATGGACAAATTAGTGGAGACGACCAAAGTCCTGCAACTGTAGTAACACCAGAAGGTGACAAAATAGGTAACGGATTTAAAGACCCTGTAACTGGTGCTGTAGGATCAGCCTCTGATGTTATGGACGGTATAGGTAATGGCTTAAACGGAGTAGGTAGTTCTATAAGTGATGCCATGGGTGCTATAGCAGGCATGATACCTAATATGGAAGATGTGAGTGGTATGTTAAGTAACTTCTTACCTGCAAGTATGAAATCCTTAATGGGCATAACAAGTATGGAAGGAATGATAGCGGCAATGGGCATAGCCATTCCTGCATTTAGGTTCCCTACAGGTAACGCAATAGGTGATAAAATAATTGGTCTAACAAAGCAAATGAAAGAACTAGAATCAAGACTAGGACAGTTTAGTTTAAATGATTTTGATTTACCAATAGACTTAGATTCACTACAAATAAAAGAGTTTAAAAATAAGATAGCAGGAGTTGTAGGCGAAGTTACAGCACTACAAGGCCAGGCTAATCAAATAAAAGACGGTGTAACTGATCTGCGTACAGGAGCAGATTTATTAAAAGGTAAAGTTGGCGATTATAAAGAAGTATACGATGGTGTAACAGGTGAGCCTATGGGTTCTATGGGGATAACAGGTAAAAACTTTATAGCAGTAAAATCAGCATTAGCAGAAAAAAGTATAGACGTAACTGTTGATGGACCTAGTTTAATATTTGCAGATAGAAAAACAGGAAATAAAATAGTAGACGTTTCTAATGGTATAGGACCAGTAGGTCAATCATTAGGCTTAATAAGTACTCTACAAGAAACGAAAAAATTCATGTCTGACTTAATCACCGTTGACATTAGTGATAATCAATTACTTGCATTAACTAGTTTTGCTTCACATATAGGCATACAAAATTTTGCTAACAGTGAAGTACTTATAGAGTTAAATAATCAAAATTATGCACTAGTCCCAACACTTATGAAACGTTGGAGGACTGGTAGAGTCGGCGCTGATAGTGAAGTTGTTGTTAGGCAAGACTATGTACAAAGAAGAGAATATGAATGTGAGTTATTTACTACCCCAGATTGGTGTAAACTATCACTAGAAGAAATGGGTATGGGAAGTGCAAACAAAAATATGTCGTTCAGACAATTACGCTCTATGTTAAAATCTGCTAAGGAGCAAAAGTATATAGAAATGGGACTTATAGTACCTTCTTAAACTCTTTTTGTAAATCAACAAATTTAATATAAGCTCTGTATTTTTGCTCTTGCTCTTCGGCAACTTGTTGTTCTAATATTTTTACTCTAGCCTTAAGACCATTACACTCATTGTTTTTATCAACAAGCATACATCTAAGTTGTTCTTCTAACGTATCGTTAAGTGATTTCATTTCAGACATTTTTAGTTCTCTATTATTTTATGCAACATATTTGTTACAGTATTATTTAACAAAACTCCGCTATGACCTGCTTCTATAGTGATATTTTCGCTGTTTTTAAATTTAGGTGGTGTTGCACCTTGGCTATCTACTGTAATCATACCGTCATTTGCTTTACCACCTAATCCTGCAACAGGATTGGAGCCATTAGTACATATGATGTTTGTGTGTCTTCCGTTATATGTTTTTTCTTGTAATAAGGCAAGTACATCAGCACCTGGTTTAGTGTTTTCAAATACTTTACCTCTAAAAAACATTCCAAATACTCTGGCCATTGGTGTGCCTTCAAAGGGTGTTGCTATTGTAACTAAGTGATCTACATTTTTAGGATACACACTAGCATACCAACTTGCTATTAATCCACCAAAACTATGCCCTACAAGTACTACAGGTTCTTTTCCAAACTCTCTTTCTTTACGAATTCTTAAAATTTCTACAATGTCGAACGGGTCATCTTCCATATCGTATGCTGGTGCAAAGAATGGGTGCTCAGGTATCTTCAAAGTAAAGTAATTAAAGTTGTCAGGGTCTGCATTTGCCCCATGTAGGTAGATTACATTTTTCATAATACTAGTGTACAGTAAAAATGGCCAATTGTCAACTATTAATTAAAACTCGTTATAATGAATATGATAAATACTTGCATGGCAACATTATTTAAAGGATTCAGTACAGTTGATAAAGTCAGGGCACCTTATACCCTAACTGATGCAGATCTTGTAAAGAGAGATCTACTTAATCATTTTTACACCAGAATAGGTGAAAGGATAATGAGACCCACATTTGGAAGTGTTATTTGGGATTACCTTATGGAACCAGAAGACCCTGATACACAAGAAATTATAAAAGATGATATAGAACGTATTGTAGCAAGTGACCCTAGGGTAGAGTTCCAAGAAACAAATCTAACAATATTAGATCATACAATACAAGCAGAAGTAAAAATAAAATATGTATTACTTAATAGTACAGATACTTTATTTTTAGAATATGTTACAAGTAATACGGATAATGGATAATGGCATCAGTAAATAGACAAAATAATTTATTTGCCGCGGAAGATTGGAAAGTTGCCTATAAGGCATTTAGCCAAGTAGATTTTCAGGCTTATGACTTTGACTCAATAAGAAAAACGTTAGTTGATTATATAAAAACTAACTTCCCAGAAAACTTTAATGACTATACAGAAAGTTCAGAGTTTATTGCTATACTAGAACTACTAGCATTTTTAAGTACAAGTATTGCATTTAGAATGGATGTTAATACCAGAGAAAACTTCTTGGAAACTGCTGAGCGTAGAGACTCAGTATTTAAACTAGCAAGAATGTTAGGATACAATCCTAAAAGAAATATTCCTGCAAGTGGATTGATGAAACTTAGTGCAGTAACTACTACAGAGCCTCTGACAGACAGTCAGGGCAACCAATTAAATAATGTAAAAGTATTTTGGGATGACGCAAATAACCCTGACAGTTACGAACAATTTATAACAATTTTAAACTCAGCAATGAGTAGCACCAACAGATTTACTGCTCCTATTAAAGCAGGTAAAGTTGCAAATATTAATACAGAAAAGTATCATTTAAATACAATTATAGGTTCTCCTATATCATATACATTTAACATTAACGCAAACGGCGTAAACAGAACTAATGAAATAGTAAACGGTGACTTTTTTGATGGCAAGTTCTTTTATGAAAAAGAGCCAAACCCAACAAACGACTTTGGGATTTTTTACAGAAACGACGGACAGGGTATAGCAAGTAATAGTACAGGATTCTTTTTACTATTTAAACAGGGTGCTTTAGCATTCCAAGACTTTGACTTTACAACACCAGTTGTTAGCAGAGTGCAAGATATCACTATAGCAAAAATTAACGAAACAGATGTTTACCTACAAGAAATCACAACAGGCGGAACAGTACTTAATCAATGGACAAAGATTCCAAATACTGTAGGCCAAACACTAAATTATAATAGCCAAGCACTTAATACTAGAAACTTATATGCTGTTGAAAACTTAAACAATGACGGTATTAGACTTAGATTCCCTGACGGTAACTTTGGTAATATACCAACAGGCGTATTTAGAGCATGGTACAGAACTAGTGATGCAGAGTCGTATACTATACAGCCTGATGATGCAACAAATTTAAGTGTTGTGTTACCATACGAAAATGCGGCTGGCGTAGAATATAACTTAACATTATCATTTGGATTAAAATCTGCTGTTAATAATAGTTTACCTGCTGAAACATTAACAAATGTCAAAGCAAATGCACCAGAGACATTTTATACACAAAATAGAATGGTAAGTGCCCAGGACTATCAAGTTTTTCCTGCTAGCCAATCATCAAATCTTAAAAAATTAAGAGCAACAAATAGAACACATGCAGGGCACAGTAGATACATAGATATCACAGACCCAACTGGTACATTCCAAAGCATAGAAACTTATGCTGAAGATGGTGTACTATATGCTGATGTTAATAATATTTCAGAAACGTTTACAATTAACGAGAATAATACGGCTACAGAAGTAGTTAATAGTATTTTACCGTTGTACTTAAAGAAGCAATCACTAAACAACTTTACATATGATACATTAAGAAAAAGTGTCATAGCAACATCACCGGCAACATTTGATACTAGTGGCAGAACAATTAATTGGGCAACATTGCCAGTTATGACAAGTAATACAACTGGTTACTTAACTGAGAATACATCAGCATCTGGTGTTGTTACTACTAGTGTATTAATTAATGCTACCGCAGAAACATCAATGTTTAAGGAAAACAACTTTGTTAAGTTTGTTAATCCTGCTGATGTTTCCAAATACAAATGGGTAAGACTAACGAGAATAGACAACAACGGCCAACTATCAAGTGGGCTAAGTACATCTACAGGTCCTATTACTGTAAGTTCTACAATAACTA